GCCGTATCCGTGACAGTTACGCTAGCATCTTTTCCGGTCAAGTAGTCCCAGAATGTAACACTAACGCTGTTTGACAATTCTCCGAATGTAGGGCGATTTGGATTTGAAACTTTGCTGATATTGCTTTCATCAAGAACGATAAGATCGTCTATAACGTAATCATTTCTAATAAGCTTCAGAACGAATTTACCAGTTGTTCTTGAAACATAAAGCGCAGCGTTAATGTGTCTAACAATTTCTTTGATAAAATCTTCAATGACAATCTGCCTGTCCCAAAGCAAAGACATACCAAGACCCTCAGCAAAGAGAGTATCGGCAACAGCAGAAAAAGCGTCGTCGTCAACATCAGAAGCTTGATAACCCATACCCCAATCAGGATTTGTAAGGCATTCCCGAATAATGTGAGCAGGGTTCATGTCAGGCTGAGGTGAAAGAACTGGGACTGCTAAAAGATCTCCACCTGCATCGCAATGTATGTTCACATTGTTTCGAACAGTAACAGTAAGGGTTTGCCCTGGCTGAAGTTCAGCAAAAACTGTTCCACCTGGAATTGAAGCGTTATTTGAGCTATCATAAACAACCCCATTAAATACAAATCGGTCGTCTGCACGAACTCCACTTGGGCCAGCGACAATTCTCCGAGTGTCTGAAAAAGGTCCAATAGTCAAAGTTGCAGGATAGTCCATTCCAATTGCAGGATAACTTGGATTTCCAACGGTTAGCAAAGGGAAAGTTGAATCCAGATTATATGTTACTGTTACTCCAATCGGAAGATCAGGTTTTGCAATGTAAGCCTTTTCAGGATACCACTGGGGCTCATCGTTACTCGTCTTGAGAATACGAGTTGCACGAAAAGACCACGCTTTGAGATATGGGCTATTTCCAAGATAGCATTGCCTGAGTATTGCGCTGACCACACCTCGGAAAGCTGGAACCGTTGGTCCAAGAACTGAGAGCAGATAACTGTTCTGCAATTGGTCAGGAGCACCCATATCAATATCAACGTTGCCAGAAACGCCCCCTTCTCTATCGTCACCGCCGAATAGTGCTGGGTTGTTGATTGAAATTGTTCCACCCGTGGTTGAACCTTGCCACGCAGTCTTTTTGTCAATTTCAACTCTAGTAATCAGATCAATTGGCCCATGGCAGAGAACCATATGCTGGCCGAGAAAGTATCGGTAGCCAACAGTCTGTTTCTTACTTCCGCCCATAAGCGATCTCCACCACTTCGTTGGCCATTGCGTCATTCAACGGAATCAGCTTCGACGCAGGTATCCCGTTCAGTAAGAAGTCATTCCAATCAAGATTATGCCGTTCAAAGAATTTTCGCGAACCCCTTGAGCACATTTGAGCCTTTCGAACGTGCTCCATAGTTACTATTACATCTGAAGTCATTTCTTTTGCTTCTTCTTGATTGGAGTAACGTTCAGATGGCCATACCAAACAACGTTTGGTCCGTTAAGATCACGGGTTCCAAAAAGAACAGGTATTTCGCGGCCGTCCTCGGCGGTAGGTGCCTGGAACTCATCAAGACCCGCTGGTTTGCGTGTCTGCGGTTTCGGCATCGTTGCGTAAGCAATAACGAACGCAACAACAAAGACAGCGAAAAAGAACCACATTAGATTATCGAGCTCCCACCCATCGGATTCTTATTTGGAATCCAGTCAAATCCACCGTAGTTGAGAAGGTTATTGAACTTTCCAATGCAAGTTGATCTTGCATGGTCACAACCTGGATACAGATTAACAGGTGTCCCGGACCCTGTAATTGCAAATTCTGAAAGAATTGAATAACTGACTCGTTGTAGAACCAAAGAAGATCCAGTGTGTGATATGATGTAAGACAACGCGCCATCAGCTGCGGCGATCATACCCCCGGTGTAATACCCGGATGCTTGAAGAGCAGCCTCAGGAACCACGAGCGTCGTTCCTGTGATTGAAGTAATCGTAGCTGGAACCGCGTGGTCAGCAAAGTCAAGACCGCAGCCCCGTCCGTAGAGAGCATGTCTGCAGCTACGTTGAAAGCGAGCACGAAGACCGGGCCTGCGAAGACTTGTGAAGACAGATTCAAAGTTCAGAGTTAAGCTCTCATCAGCAGGCTTAATACTCGCGAGTCTTCCTTTCCAGCTAGTTTCGTAGACTGCATCAATCTTTGTGAAAATTGTGATCGTCATCACTTCTTCAGTGTAAGTAGTCAGAAGGTTAAGTGCAATTGGATGATCAATAGGAATTGAAACTTCGAGTGTTGCCTTTGAGATTTCGTTCTTTTGCTCAATTCCATTTCGTTTAATTGGCGTTTCTTCATAAATCTCAGAATTGTATTCTACATCAGGGCCTGCAGTCATAGTCCAGAGCAAAGAGCCCATTGAAATCCGAAAGAGATCGAATTGCTGGCTCACGGACTGATCTCCAAGGTTCTGAACGAAACTTCAGCAACGCCACCGCCTATATAGCGGATCTCAACCCGGTCAGTATTGAGACGCCGTAGGCCCAACCAGCTTACGCGAGAAACGTGGTTGGCTGCAACGTTCAAAGCACTGCTGAGGGTTAGCTGAACAGTATCAGAATCAACTTCGGTGATAAGCGTGATTGCTCTTGGATACCAAACACCCGCAGCTTCGACAGCAATATTTTCGCGGTCAGCGGCGTAACGAATGAAGTTATCCTTTTGAATGAGCAACGTGTTCGTTATGGTTCCAGTATTCTGCAAAACCAAATCGTTTTCAAAAGTTGGTTGCCAGAAGGCACGCAGTCTACCAGCACGACGATGCAAGAACTCACGCAATTCCCAAATCTCGTCCAACCCTTCGCAGACAACGCGGTAGGTCTTGGCTGTCTTACTGTAAAGCCAGTTTGAATAGAACGAAACAGGACCAACCCCCGGATCAAAAACATCAAGATTTGAAATGATATCATCTGACAAGCTTGAACCTTGCATCAAGGTTGGCTCGGTATAGATGTCATTACCAAGATACTGCGCCGGCGCTGCTGGCGTCAGCTGCTTATTGTCCAGGATTCTGAACGTCAAATCAAAAGCTGCGTCATATCCAAAAAAGTTGCGTGTCGCATTCTCTTCAACGAAACCAAAGCGCAAGGGTATGACCCAAGCATTCGAAAATGATTGCGTCACCGTGTTCAACTGAGCATCATCACCGTCGAAAGAATCGAATCCTATAACCTGCCACTGTGAATCGCTCTGCCAAAGAAGCATAAGGCCAGGAGCACGAAGCTCGCTGTTAAGGTTGACGTCGGCAAGTGTGGTCAACCCTGCACTGATTGCGCCATAGCGTTCAGCTTGCGGCCATACCGGAACCAACCAACGATCAGGAAGAGCTCCCCAAACAATGTTCAGCGCATTAGCTTTCTTGCGAGCAATAGCGGGATAGAGGTAAGTGAACTTTTGTCTCGGGTATTGGGAGATCTGACGCCTCTCTTCAGAACCATCCTTTGCAACAATCAGATCAGTGAACCAAGTAAGCTCTTCATTTACAGGAGCTTCAGGTTGAAAAGGAAAGAACGCTGGAAGGTAATCAGCTTCAACCGAAATGTAACTTATGTCGGGCGTTAGAACTCCCGTATCATCAAGGCAAAGAAGAGCAATCTCGTGAGTTCCTGTCGTTGCAAGTTCTACAGGAATGACCACATTGTATTCGGGGTTATCTGACCTAGCTGCATTCGTCGGGTTAAGAGTGCCAACGTAATCTCCGTCAAAATAGAGATACATTGCTTGTTCGCAGTTCCCTTTGATTAGAATCGGAGCCTGTCCGTTGAGCGTGACACCACGTCGAATCCAGAGCCCAGTTGCGCGAGCCCATGCGGTGTTAGGAGGTGTGAGTGGTGAATCAGTGAAATCGCCTTCACCAAATGGTGACAAAGAAGCGGCTGACCAGCTCGTTGACGGAACTGTGACAAGAGCAGGATTTGCTGGAACATCGTTCGAAACTGACTGGTGTTCCCAGAACGCTTCAAGTGCAATCAAAGCCATTACGCGCCGCTCCGTCCCATGATACCGCTTCGAGTGATGACATTCACCAAGACATCTTCACCTTCGGGAGTAGCAAGGAAGTCACCAACCATCGCGGGGTCAACAACGTTGATGATCCGCTGGTTGACTTGCGGCGCAGCGCCCGTAGCTTGCCCGCTGGTGCCGTTTGCAGCCTCTGTGCCCTTACGCACCTGAGCAGGGGTTTGCACCGTTACACGCTCTCCTGGGCTGGCGCGCAAGCCAACAAGCTGCGAGTCAACCCCGCCACTACCAGGAACAACAAACGAACCCCCGGTTGCAAAGTTCGCGTTCTGTGAAAGGATGCCCGCAATATTGGCAGCAGTCGTCGCTCCGATAGCGGCCGCAATAGCGTAGTTCATCGGCGGAGGATGGCTAGCAAGAGCTTTTTGTATTGCCAGATATCCGTCGATTGTAGCTTGCGTCACAGCCGCAGCTTTTCCGATTGCTGCAATCGTTCGGTTCCCACTGCGCGAAAGCTTAGCTAGTTCACCAAAGAATGCTTTCTGACTTGCCAGGCGCTCTTCGACATACATCAAGTTAACTTGCTGCATCGCTTGGCGCGCAGTTTGTTCGCTGATGAGGTCAGCTTGACGCATAAGCTCAATTTGCTCATACATAACGCGGAAGCGCTCAAGCTGCATGTCGATTGCTTCTTGCGTTCCAGCAAAGATATCAGCGCCAACCATTTGGCTCATCTCTTGGAACGCATCGTTCTTTGTGTAGCCACTACTTTCGTCAGCAAGAAGCGCATTCACAGCCATCAGCTTTTCAAGGAACTCAGCTCGCTTACCAATCCCCTCAGAAAGCAGTTCGTTTTCCATCTTAAGCTGGTCGCTAATCTTACCTCCACCAGCGCCACCACCAGATCCACCAGCATTAGCACGCTCACGCTCAGCTGCGATAGCTTGAAGCCCGGTGAGCTCTTCAGCCTGGTCGACAGCACGCAGCTTGGCTTTCTTTTCCATCCAAACCAGACCGCGTTCGAACATATTTCCCGCAGCCATCTCACGGGCGTTCATTTCAGTTTCGATTTCATACTTGGTGGCAGCAATCCGCGCCTCAGCAATCGTCTTTCCTGCTTTCAGCGCCTGGATTTCGACTTGAGTTGAAGCGTTGCTGATCATCGTTCCAGCGAGCGAAGACAGCGCGGCCATGATTCCCCGAATCTGCGCTGCAACCCCTGCCATTGCACCGGCCCAAGCATTGGTGGCGTTGACCGCGTTATTCGTTGCTTGCGCTGCCTGCAGAATAGCGTTCTTGACGTCTTGACTGACATCAAGTTGCTGCACCTGGGCACGGAGAACATCCATCTCAGCAGCCTGACGGGCACGAGTGACTTGAACGCTACCTTCACCATACATTGCGATAAGTTGCTGCATTCGCGTCTGCTCTTGGTAAGACGCAATCATCTGGTTTGCTTCAGCTTGAGCAGCGGCAGCAGCCATCCGCGAATCAGCATAGATCTGCATCTGCATCTGCAAGTTGCGAGCGCGAGCTTGAGCAATCTTCTCTTCGGCAGACAGGATCTCACCACCCATCCGCGCCACTTCACCCGCCGCGATAGCCATCTCTTGGAACTCTGGTGGAACCTTTTCAGCAGTCCCGTAAATCTGCAGAAGCACTTCGTTGAAACGAGTAGACGCCTCAATCGCAGCTTCGGGGGTTGACGCGAGCGACATGGCTTCAAGCGCAAGGGTCAGTTGAGCAGCGTCTTGTTTTCCAAGCTGGAACTGCTCACGCAGATCAGCCATGGTTGCTTCAATCTCAAACATGATACCACCAACACCGCTGAGGCTGTAAGACGCAACAAGCGCTTCCCTGCTGAATCCACCATACTCTTCAGACAGAGCTTTGATAGTGTCCTTCATTTGCGTGATAGCGCGAGCTTGGACAAACTCGGAAAGAATCTGTGCAGCTTTGCCAATCTCAACGCCTGACTGTCCGAACTGTTCAGTAAGTTCAGCAGTTGTTCCTGATGCAACGGAAGCAATCTCTTGATAAGCAGCAACAGAATCGCGAAGGTCGTCCATTCGATCAGCAAGAGTGACCGTCTCAGGGATCAGAGTCATAAGCCACTGGAACCCCGCTGCACCGAAGGCAATGATACCCACAGTGAGCAACGTGATCGGGCTGATCAAGGACATGAAGCCTGCACCCAAGGCGCGAAGCATCCCCATGACCCCGCCACCAGCAGTTGAGATGCCCGTAAGCACCTGACTAATCTGCGTGCCTTGCTGGATAGCAAGTTGGAACGGATTCTGCCCCGCTGCAAGCATGACGCCAATATCGTTGAACTGCGCAAAGAGGTTCGCAGTGTTCGCTGATGCAACACCGAGCGATTGGGATTGCGCGCCGGTGACGAGGTATTGCTGCCCCAAGCTTTCGAGAGCTCGTTCATACTGAGCAACACTCATCAGCCCCGCGTTCAAACCTTGGTTGAGTGTCTCGACCGCAGCCTCATAGCGTTTTGAAGCAGCGAAGAGCGGGTCATACGACGCACGAAGCGAATCAAGCCTGCCTTGCAACGCGGTCTGCGCCGTTGCGAACTCACGTGCCGCCGCACTGCTTCCATCGTAGTCACGGATCAGTAGCTCGAGAGTTTTGCTGTATTGTTCGTTCTTGATGGCGCCACTGGCAAGAGAACTCTCAAGCAGGTCAAACCCTTGGTTGAACTTCAAGAGCGCCGCATACGCGGGGTCAAGCGATGCACGCAGGGCATCGACGTTATCACTTGCGGTCTGGAAGCCCGAGAACGCAGATGCGCTGTCCCGAGCTGATTTCATCACATTTCCAAGCGAACCCGTAATGATTCCGATGCGTTGCTGCATTGCGGTCATCGCGGGGTTGGCGTTCGTGATGCTTGTGGTCATCTGGCCAAGTGCCATCTTGACCCGGTCAATTCCTTTGGATGCAGTCGTTCCCGCAGCACCCATTGATTCAAGGTTCCGCTTGACCACAAGTGCTCCGTCTTCTCTGACGGTGATAACGACTGCTTCATTAACTGACATCGTCGGTATACTTTCCTGTGATGATCGGAGCAGAACTTCTTACATGCTGCGAGCCTGCAAGAATAGCAGCTTCGACAAAACCAGCCGGAGCTTGCGTCGAGCTTCCTTTGTTCAGTTTTTCGATATGAGGAGCGGTGTTTCCAATGTAAAGGATGTCACCTTTCCCAACGTAGAAGTTCGGAATTACAGCGCGAGCAGCGATAAGCATGGCCCGCGCGTTTTCACCGCGAGTGCTTCCAGCGTTGCCCGGGAAATAAGGCGGAAGCCTGGTTGTTGGCGGTCCGTTCAAGCTCACTTGCCAGTTGGAAACAGCGTCCCCGGTATCAACAGGCGTTGACGTAGCAAGCCGGTTAACAATCGCTCTGGTAGTGTTCCGAGTGAGAACGCTGAGGTTTCTGGTCAGAGCATTGACATGGGCTTCAATGCGAACTTGCAGAGAACCGATGTCAATGCCTGCCATTTACTTCTTGCCCCTCGTAGGCGGTGGCTTTGTGATACTGGACAACTTCTTAGTCTTAAACTTCAGGTAGGCCTCATCCATTTGACCGAGATGGTAGACAAGGTCTTCCCACTGTTCTTCGTCCAGTTGGTAGCGCTCTGCCCAACGGTCCATTGCGGTCCATTGGATAGGTCCTTCGGTAGAATGCAGCCCAGTCCGGCAAGACGTCAAGTCAAAGAACGCAACGTAGAAAAGTTCAAGCCCTGGAAGAAGTTCAGGGGCGTTCTTGATGCTCTCTGGTAAGGGCATCTTGTTCCGGTAGCACTGCTCTAAGATTACCTTCTCGGTTGGCCCTTGTTCGAGCATGTAGAGAAGGCAGTCAGTTAGTTTTTTGCGTCAGCCTCCAGGTTGGCTTTGCGGAACAGCGCAGCCTTGCGGGACTGCTCCTGGATATCCGCAAAAAGATCGGGCAGCTTGTCGAACAGAGCCACGCAGTTCGCAACGTTGAACGGAATCGGCTTTCCGTCTTCGTCCTGAACATTCTCCCAGCCAAGGACGACGGTCTCGGCCCAAAGCTTGCGGAAGATGGTGTCAATCTGTTCAGCTTCAGCAGTCTCGTTCTGGAGCTGGCGGCGGATCGGTTTCGTCAGCGCTTCCATGCGCTTGTCGAACTGCTTGTTGGCACCCCCGGCGCGGGCAATTCGAATGCAGATGCTGGTGCCATCAGCGTTCTTGCCGTAGTCAAGAAGAATACCCTTCTTCTCGAGTTCCGGGTCAGTTGCGAACTGCTTGAAAAGCGACATGGACTTTCTCCTGTGTGGTTGGGCGGGAGCTGCACCCCCGCCCAGGCACCTTACCCTTAGCTAGCGAGGTCGGGCAAGTAGGAAAAGCGCCCGATGAGCAGGGTATAGCCAAGCGTCCCATGCTGCGCTGCCATCGTTTCCAACGGAAGCGTGATGGGCTGGTCCTGCTCAACAGACAGACGACCGTCACCAAGAGCAATCAACGGGACGTCGATCAGAAGCCCCTTGTTGTCCTTCACCAGGCAGATGTCCAGGGTGATGTCCGCGTTGTTCCGGACCGCCTGCACAGCTTCGATGTTGGCAAAGTAGACGGTCAAGGAACCACCAACTTCGAACGTGCCGGTCGTCACTTCGAACGAACCGAGAACCCCGATAGCCTTGTTCGGGCTTGCGTTGTTCTTCACCATCAGCGAAAGCTCAGTTGCGAAAGCAAAGAGCGGAGCTGGTGCCGAATTGGTATCATCCGACTGGTAAAGCTTCACACGGCGAACGTCGACGCTGGTATTGTAAGCGTCTTCTTCAACGACAGGCACGCGGGTCCCGGACTTCGTTCCCTCAAGTCCCGTATACTGCTCGTTGTCGATTGCAACGAACGACATGTCCAGCATGACCTTGTCCGCCATCGGGATGTTGATCGTCATCTCGTTGGCAACTGCGCCAACAAGATATTCAGACATCGTGCCATCATCGTCTTCGCCCAAGGTGCGCTCGAGTTGGTAGGTGCGACGAACGATGTCAGCCGCTGCGGGTTCGTTCCGCAGGATGTCTCCGAAGAAGATTTGGATCGTCTTGCCGGTGCCCGTCTCGTTGCCACCAGTCCAGCTCGTCTTGTCGAGGGTGATCAGAGTTGCGGTCACGCTCTTGACACGGGCCCACCCTTGGTTGTTGGCGAAACGAAGCGAAGCATTGTCACCGCCAACAAAGATCCACTCACCCGGCAACAGACCGAGCGTCGTCAGATCGAACGTTCCGGAGGCGCGGGACAGCGTGCAGATGTTACCAGACATGACCACATTGAGCGTGGCACTGGCGAACTGGTATCCGACCGCTTGCAAAGCTGCATCAGCAGGCGGGGAAGCTTCGTCAACCAACCCATCACCGACAACGACAGCAGTTGCTGTGGAAGCAGACGCCACAACCTTCAATCCGTTGTTCGCAGGAACACCAAACCCGGAAGCCAGCACCAGTTGGTTCGCCAGGAACCCGCTCAGACCAGACGCGGCAGCAAAGGTGTCGTCAGCGGCGGTGACACCAGTGACCGGAATCGCTGCGCTGTTGAGCGGCTTCGTGGTCTTCTTCTCGCGGATGTTTGCGAACATGAACCCTTGCAGAATGCGGATAGTGTTCGCGAACGTCAGGTCCTGGTTGAAGCCACCAGAAGCATCGAGGTCGGTGATGACGCCCTTCTTGCGCTGACGGGTCTGGTTGATCGGGTTGCGCGCAACCGTCTTGATCTGCCCGCCAAAGTCCGAATAGCTGTTCGGTTCAAGGGCGTGCCAGACAGGGGAACCCGGAAGAACGCCAAGCGACGCTTCTTCAGCGAAGCTCAGCCCGGTGACGTTGGAGTCGATTTTGTCAGCCATTGTGCTTATCTCACCTCATCGTAGGAGAATGTCGCTTGGACATTGATTTGACGGAAGGCTTTGTTGATACCGATCTCTTCCAAGAACACGTTGCGGAACCACAGTTCCGGATCGCGTGCGTCCCGATAAGCATCTCGCACCACTTTAGCCAGCTTATAGCACGCCGTCGAGCCATCTCCTACAGGCGTGAACACTTGAACAAACAGAGTCCCAGTCTCAGTGAACCGTTTCGTCCCAGACGCACCAGCTAGAGTCGATTGAGCCCCTGTAGCGTGCTTGATAGTAGCACGAGCCCACGGGGTTTCGCTAGTGGGAATTTCACCCGACTTGTCATCATAAAGCGCAGGATATCCAGTTGTATCCCAGGCAGCTTTGAAGATGTCAAGAATTGCGTCAACCGCTTGCTCGGGCGTCATCTAATCAACCCCAATGCGTAAAAGATGGGCGTGTCACCAGGCATCAGAACCTTGCGAGCATGAATGCGAAACCGCCCATCCGTATCAACAACAACGTTGCAGGACGTGAAGTTTGCGATCGTTACACCATCAGGGTGAGCAACAAGAACAACTCGCTCAGACTCTTTGATTAGCTCCTCGATCTTGTCCATTCGACCGAATCCGCTGCCACCAATGAGGCCAAGCGTCATGTCCGGAAGAAAGACGCCTTTGACCGTGTAACTCGGATTCAACCCAGGAGCGACACCAGTGCCTGCTCCTTTCCAGGGTCGGGCAGCATCAG